GCCATCGCGGTCTTCCGCACCACACGCCCACCACGCCGTCTCGAATGACTTTTGGTGCTTCTTTATGGGGCTATCTTTCTCGGCCCTGGCTGGCCGCTCAACATCATCCGGCACGGCCACGCAAGTGGTTGCTATACCTCCGAACTTGGTGGTCCCGATCTCGATAATGTCCAGCTTGAAGAGGATGTCGTCACCTTTGCCGGGCAGTTCTCTTTGTTTGGTGATGGTGGCTCGGCGTCCTGTTTCGTCGGAAACCACCTCGATCTCGGTATCAATATGCGCCCGTATTCCGCTCCATCCACGGGCACCGGCTGCGGCATTCTTGCCATTGTGGTGGATGATGACCATTGCCGCCTGCGTCTCTTTGGCGACAGCGTCGAAGCGGGCCATGACCGGCCCCATGTCTGATCCTCGGTTTTCATCCGCCCCGGCTGACATTCGGGCCAAGGTGTCGCCGATTATCATCCTGACTGGTGCGCCGGTCTGATCCTCGACCACGCGAACAAGTTCGATAACGTCCTGGGCATCTCCGTCGCCTTCATAGAAATTAATGGGCACTTGGACGATGACGAGGTGTTCAAGGCTCCATCCAGTATGGCGCTTTAGCGCCTGGACGCGGGTGCGGACGCTGCTAGGGCTTTCGGTCGCCAGATAAACTACTACGCCACGATCTGTCTGCCTGCCGAACCATGATTCCCCCTCGGCCACGGCAGCGGCCAGGGATAGGGCGAGGAAGGTCTTTCCGCTATTGCTGTCGCCGTAGATCACAGTCTGAGAACCGATGACAATAAGGCCCTCGACCAGTTCATTCGGGATTGAAAAAGCATCGCCAAGTTGATTGCCAAAAACGGCATCAAGTTTGGAGATGATATCCGACCCGGTGACGGGAGGCTGCAGCAACCCCTTCAAATCCTTTCCAGCTTGGCGGAAATCGTTGGCGTCACCTTCAATGGGCGGAACCACGATGCGAGCGCCGTACTTGGCGGCGGCCTGCTCGGCGTAGCGTTGCCCAACGCCGGATGCGTCGTTATCGGCCACGATGATGATGGGCTTGGCGGGGCCGTGGATATCGCGCATGGCGGCCAGGGCGGGGACTAGGTTGCTGGCAGAATAGGCGACAATGCAGAGATTGCCGGTTTCTTCGTGGATGGTGGCGGCGGTGGCGAAGCCCTCGGCGATGTAGATGGTGCTGTCGTCTGTCCCAACCGACCAGAACTTTCCGCCGGTCGCGCCGCCTGGGTGGTACTTCTTGTCTCCGTCGTCGCTGATGTATTGGAGGCTGCTTATGGTGCCGTCAGGGCTGTAGAGCGGAACCATGAGCCTGCCGTCGCCGGTCACCCTGGCGCAGTTGACGCCGATGCCCTTGCGGGCGAGGTAGGGATGATCTGGAGATGCCGCCATGCCATCCGACCATATCTTGTCAACCACGGTTGACGCCGTTTCCCTGGTCCGCTCAAGCTCCGCGTCACGGGTGGCCTTGGCCTCTGACAGGCGGCGGGTGAAGGCCATTTCCTCGGCGGGGGTGAAGGCGCGGGACAAGGTGGCGCGCCATGTCTTTTCGGTGCCAGACCGCCAGTCGCCGAAGCGACCGGCGGGGATGCCATCGCCGAAGGCGACATACCACGCCGACAGGTCTTTTCGCTTGCCGGTGTTGAATCGGTGCAGCTTGCCGTCGAGATGGATGCTTGCCGGCGGGTCCAGACCTTCGCGGCGCATCGCGTCCTGTAACTGGACCTCGGGCGGCTCGACGAAGGGTTTATCGGTGGGCGGGACGTAGACGAACTCGCCCCCAAAGATATTGGTGATGTCAGCCATGATTGGCCCTCATGTTGAAGAGGCGGCGAACGGCATAGCCTCTCACGATGGAGATCACTGTGTAAATGGCGGTCACGCCGATGTTTTCGCTGAGGGTCAGGTTCCAACCGAAGGCGGGGAACACCACCGCCCCGGCGGCCAGCGATACACCAAAGCCGATTGCGGTACTGGTGATGGCCTCAATGGCGGACATGCGACGGGACTGCATTATGCCCCTCGGCAGGCATCAGAGGCTATCTTTCGGATGGCGGCGATCACATCGGGATCATCCGGCACCCAGACCCTGATCTGACGATGACCAAGCGCAATGCGCTTGGCCTCGGACTTGCGGACGCTTTCGGAATTGCTCATGGTTCAGGCTCCTTTGGTGGCTTTTTTTATGGCGTTGCGGGCCTGGAGGACGACACCAGAATAAGGGCTGTCCTCCAGGCCAAGGGCGATGGCGTCTTCCAGCAACGCCTCCATGGCCGCCAACAAGTCCGGGGACGCGGAAATGAGACGGGCGTTGGCCTTGGAATCCGGCGATGGGTTGCTGAAGTCGCCAGGATGGGCGATCTCGCAAACGCATTGGAAGCCAGCCATCACGAATATCGGACGGCGAACGATTTCGGCCAAGTGCCACGGGCCGGGAGAATGCTTGTTCATGGATCAGGCTCCCTTGATCAGATAGGCGCGGCGCAGCACCTCGATGGCCTTGGCATCCTGCGCCTCGGTTAGGATGAGCATGCGATCGGGATTGCTCCGGGGGTAGAGGCCGCTGACGCTGATGTCGGTTAGCACCCAGCCGCTGGACTTGCGCTCGATGCGGATGTTGGTGGTGATGGCGCGGTTATTGTAACGGGCTGGCAGCACCTCTCCGCTCTGCTGGACAAACACCGCCCCGGCTCGCATGGACTTGGGCAGGCCCAGCTTGTCCAGCTTCGCCTCGGCCAGATCGGCGATGGAGTTGATGCTCCCGCCGGTCGTGAAAGTGTGGGCGGAGGCCTTGCCATTGACCGACTTCAAGGCGGCGGCGAGGGCGTCGAAATTGTCGGTGCTGATCTTGATGGACTTCATGATGGTGTTCCTTGTTTGTGTGAAAGAGGGTGGGGGCTTTCGCCCCCGATGGAATTAGATGGTGACGCCTTTCCAGACATCATCGTTGGACTTCATCCCGGTTTTGACCGCGCGATTAAAAGCGGCCAGGGCTTTCAGACCGGCGCGGTCACCGTTGAAAAACGCCAGGGTCCACAAACGCTGCCAAGCCTTGCCAGTCTTGGGGTTGATAGCCTGACGCTCAACAACGTGATTTCCGTTCCAAACCTTGAGGGTATAGACGCTGCCGTGGGCTTCCTTGGTTGCGATAATCGTCATCTCGGCTACTCCGTTATCTGATGACCTCACATTACGCCGTAACCACCTGCCCCGTCAAACATAAAAATATCCATTGCGGATTATTTTTTCTGCCGCTATGGTTCATCTCATAGCCCGACCGGAATTGGCCGACAGGGTGAAATGGAGAGCCGAATGGCTATCAACTTGAAGCGAACGGGTGGCGCGTCCACCTTCTTGAACTTGCTCGTTTACGGGCAGGCTGGTGCTGGCAAGACCAGCCTCATCCGCACCTTGCCGAACCCGGTGATTCTCTCGGCGGAAAGCGGCCTGCTGTCCATCGCGGACGCGGAAATCCCCTTTGTGGAGATAGACAGCATCGACACGCTGCGGGAAGCCTATCTGTGGCTGACCCAATCGGACGAGGCCAAGGGATTTGAAAGCGTGGCGCTCGATAGCATCTCGGAAATCGGCGAGGTCTGCCTGAGCGGCGAAAAGAAGATCGCCAAAGACCCCCGCCAAGCCTACGGTGCCCTGGCCGAGACCATGGGCGAAATCATCCGTGCATTCCGCGATCTGCCCAACAGGCACGTTTACTTCAGCGCCAAGGTGGAAAAGACCCAGGACGATATGGGGCGCGTCCTCTACGCGCCCAGCATGCCGGGGACGAAGGTTGGTCAGAGCCTGCCTTACTTCTTCGACGAGGTCCTGGCCTTGCGCGTCGAGCGCGATGCCGAGGGCGTCATCCAGCGCGGGCTGATGACCGAGTCGGATGGACTCTGGCAGGCCAAGGATCGCAGCGGCAAGCTCGATCCGTGGGAAGCCGCCGACCTGGGCGCGATCATTTCTAAGATCAGGGGGGCGTGATGACCGTCAACCTCTACCAAGACTGGGTCAACGCCAAGGAGGTGGAACGCGCCGCCGTCGAGGCTCGCCGGGCCATTGAGGATCAGATCGCGGCCAAGATCGGCCCTTCCGACGAAGGCACTGTGACGTTCAAGGATGACGGGTACGTCATTAAGTACACCGTGAAGATGCACAGGACGGTGGACGGCGACAAGCTCCAGGAAATCGCTGCAGCCAATGGCCTCGACGCCTATCTCTCGACCCTCTTCCGGTGGAAGCCGGAATTGAATCTGAAAGCCTGGAAAGGCACCACTGAAAATATCACCAAGGCGCTGGCCGAGGCGATCACCACCAAGCCGGGACGCCCCGGCTTCGACATCAGCAAGGAGGAATAGACATGGCTTTTCTTGGACAAGAGTTTTCTCGTGACGAGTTGCCCTCTGGCGGCGCTTTCGAGGCCCTTCCGGCGGGATGGTACAACGTGACCATCACCAGCGCTGAGGTCAAGCAGACCAAGGCCGGCACCGGCTCTTACATCGGCCTGCGCCTGGATGTCACCGGCCCGACGCACCAGGGCCGGGTGGTTTTCTGCAATCTCAACGTCAACAATCCGAACCCCAAGGCCGAGGAAATTGGCCGCCAGCAGTTGAACCAGATCATGGGCGCTCTGGGGCTGACGGTGATCCGCGACAGCGACCAGATCATCGGAGGCAGTGTCCAGGCGAAGGTGACTGTCAAGAAGGACGATGACAGCAAGAACGACGTTGCCGGGTTCCGCGCCATCACAGGAAGCGCCCCTCCCGCTCCGTCTGCCACGGCTTCCGCCCCGACCAAATCCGCCGCTCCGCCGTGGGCGAAGAAGTAACACGTTACCAAGGACGGGTGGCCTGACGGTCACCCGTTACCGGAGGGAACATGACCACCATCCCAGAACCCCAACATTACATCCCGGCGATGATCGACGCTGCCCACGCAGCCGTGTCGGACAAGCCGCGATTGCACCTGGGTGCAAGCATCCTAGGCCACCATTGCGACCGATGGCTTTGGCTGTCGTTTCGCTGGGCGGTGATTGAGCAATTCCCAGGTCGCATCCGGCGGGTGTTCCGACGCGGGCACCATGAGGAAAGCTGGATTGTCTCCGACCTCAAGATGATCGGCATCGAGATTGGTTCCGCCGAGGGCGAGCAGGCCTTCCTTAAGCTTGGTGGCCACATCGGCGGGTCGACGGACGGCATCATCGAGCGCGGCGTCCCCGAGGCTCCGAACAAACG